TAATATTATAGCCCAGGACACAGGGCACGCTCCGTTCCTTAAATACTGTGTCCTCTCCCTCACCCTGACTTTAGGCAGCAATGAAGAAAATCCCCCTCACCGACATTTACCATGGCGTACGCGCGTACATCAAAGCGCAGGACCTATCGCAAGAGGGCCCCCGCCCGACGGACCCGCAAAAGCTCGTATCGCAAGAGGCCAAGGACTCGGCGCCCCACTCGGTCAAGAATGAGGCCCACCAAGCGGCAAATTCTCAACCTGACGTCCCGTAAAAAGCGGGACGTTATGCTTCAAACATCCAATACCAGCCCGTCTGGTACAGTCATCGCTCCCATTGTTACCCCCACAGTCATCAACGGGACAAATGGCGGATGGTTTTATTGGAGTCCCACAGCACGCGACCTCGACACTGTCGCCGGCCAGCCCAATACGGTCTCACAGGAGGCCTCCCGCACTGCCACCACCTGCTTTGCACGAGGTCTAAACGAACGCTTGGACTTTCAGACGTCATCATCAGTTCCTTGGAAGTGGAGACGCATCTGCTTTTGGACTAAATCCAAAGAGTTCCTTGCTTCAGCTAGTGGAGCCACGTTTAATTATACTGGATGGTTGGAGACTAGCGCCGGCGTCAGCCGCGCGTTCATTAACAGCCTTCTCAACAACAACAACGCGCAGCAAGCGTTGCAGCAGAGTATCCTCTTTGCTGGCTACATCGGTCAAGATTGGACAGATATCATGGTCGCCAAGGTCGATACGCGACGCGTCGACTTGGTGTCGGATAAAACAATTATTATCAACTCCGGTAATGACAGCGGAGTATTTCGGAAGCATCACAGATGGTACGCTATGAACAAGAGTGTGGTGTACGATGACGATCAGATCGGCGACGAAGAGACCACCTCAGCCTTCTCGGTCACAGACAAGAGGGGCGCAGGGAATTTCATAATCCTTGACATTATGCGTGCACACGCATCTGGTACAGGCTCAGATTTGTTGAGAGTGGATGCCGAGACTACATACTATTGGCATGAAAAATAGGGTCATTGACCTCAACGAAAATACAATTGTCCTCCATCCATTGCACGTCCTCGTGACTCATATCCGTGCGCGGGTCGGTATTGGCTAGCCATATGCTTGGCTTGCCCCACTTGATCAGCTTAGGTTCTCGGTAAAGTCGTTTCACCGTGATCCATGCCTGCGCACCCAACCATTCCTTAAAAGAGGGAAAAAATTTCATCCCTCCGCGTATATCGTCGAACACTGCATAGTCGACGTCACCTGCTTTCATGCACTCGTCACCTGACACCAGTCCAACACAGTAGATGTGTGCTCCCAGACTTCTCGCCCAGAGTGTCTTGCCGGTTCTAGATCGGCCGTACACACAAAGTGATTTGCATCTGCCTGACGATTATTAGCATATCGTTAAACTCTAGCCGGGGGGACGGCGTAGCCCCCCCGGCCCTCACATCAAGTTAACCAGCACTTCCAGAATGCTAGCCTGCCCGACGGAGGGGGGGTGGGTGTACCCTTCCAGGGTACCCCCCCGGAGGAGAAGGCCAACTCACCAATCAGTGGTTCATCTCCGCCAATTCCAGATTGTCCAAGCCAATCAGATCGGCCATCAGAAGATCCTCCAATGAACGAAATCCCTGTTGGATTTTCGTATGCTGGCTCCACAACGCGAAATTTCCAGTCTGCGTACTTTTGGAGCTGCGAGAATGAGCACGCAGCAGACTTAGGATCCAGTCTGTGCACCAGTTCCCAAAACTCATCTCGATCCGACGCAGACGTGATCTCCGCCCACTTCTCATGAGTCGCGCCATTTCCACTTCCGCGATCCATGACTGGTCTTCCCAATCCTCCGCAAACAACATCACCATCCTTGATTGCATAGTCGTATCCCAACTCCGGAGTGCCTCGAGACGGCGTAACGTTTGGGTGGTGACCGTCGACATCGAAAAGATCAGCTTTTCGACTTCGAAGCTTCCGTCCGAAATCGCAAAACACGTGGAGGTGAAGTCCTCCATCCTCATGATGCTCTCTTCCAACGATGCATTCGCCTCCCAGTGACGAAATGCGTTCCATAACGTCCCATCCACTGAGCTCTCCGCATTGAGCATAAGTGAGTAAGACATAACGGCTGTTGAAGGCAAGTGTCGGCATTAGCGTGAGTGTCCTCGAGTGTCCTGGGCAAAC